CTGAACAATGGTGACAATCTGAACAAGATTGCACAGGACATCGGTTTGGATTATGACAGCGGTTTTGCAACTGGGATTACAGACAATGCAGGCATGGTAGAAGAAGCAGTCAAAGCGTTGGGGAAAGTGGCAGAAGCACATCTGCGAATCAGTATTGATTCTCATTCCCCTTCCAAACTTTCAAAAAGTATCGGTGGGGATTGGGATGAAGGGTTTGCAATCGGTATCGAAGAAGGAATTCCAGACGTGTCTGCTGTGTCTGCGAATATGGCAAACGCTGCCGTTTCTTCCACTCTCGGTATTATGAATGCACAGGGTGCAGCAGCTGTTTCAGCGTACAGCCCCGTATTGCAACAGGCGTATGCAGCACCTGCAGCAGCAAGCACAGCAGCCGCTGTTCCGTCCAGTTCTCAACCGCAGGGCGACATCATTATTCCAATCAGTATTGGGGACGAAACGCTTGAAACTGTGGTGGTCAACGCCGTTACAAGAGCCAATGCAAATAGTGGGGGGTGGAGCGTGTGATACAGATTGATACCATGACAGATGAGGGTATTATTAGTGTTGACCACTGTTATTTGCGAGTTGTAACAGATGGCGATAGCTGGGCAACCCACCCGAACTTACAGCAAGCTACCATTGAGCGAATCGGCACGCAAATTGCGTTGAAAAAAGGCACAGATGACCTTGTCGTATTTACCGAAGATGCACAGATCAAGCTAAACGGCGATGGACTGCCTGCTAACCGTGACGGCTATGCAATTTGGGTCGAATGTACTGCGATTTACACAAAAATCACAGACGAAGAAATCACTAGATACCAAAACGGAGACAGCATTGTAACAAAAAGCAGCCGTGAGGGGTATTGCATCGAGCAAGGCACAAACAAAGAACTACGCTGGGCGGAAAACGATGACAATTCTATCCGTGTATGGATAACGAAGTATCAGAATTATTTAATCCGCAATATCCTGCAAATGAATGTTACGTTTTTGGAAATTGTTGATACCTATGAAAATGAGAGCGGACATACAATCACATACCCTGTCAGACTGGGAAAAAGAAGGATTGACATCAAAATAGAAGCAGACTTGCAAGGCTTGGAAATCCTTATGGAGATGTTCAAACAGCCGGAACTGCTGCTGTTTTACAAGTCCCCGTCTGACAGCTGTGAACAATATGGGTACTTCCGGAAAACGTCTGATTTGCAAATCACAACCATTGCAAGAAATCCAAGGTTTGACAATAATCCGCTTTTGTATCAATGGCAAAACAAAAGTCCAGAACTGAGCCATTTTTATCCGCTGGATGACGGATTACAGCCGCATACTGGAGCATATGAGTTTTCCGTTAGCTTAGAGGAGGTGTAAACCATGGTGATTTACGAGCATGTAAAGGGCATTCTCTCCGTTCCCTGTTATCTGGATGACGGCGATTATGCCGGATATACAACGGACATTGCTTTTACCGATTCTGATATTATCCGGAATAGCTGTTCCATCAAATCCTCTGCCTGTGACAGCAGCACCTTTTCCCTTGGTAGCGTCCGCCCGGCGGAACTGTCCATTCAGCTGCACTTAGAGCAAGACGGCATCAATGCATATAACTTGTATGGTGCAAAAATCATTCTGTACAGCTGCTATCAAAAAGAGCCTAAGCCGTCAGATTGGATTTTTCGTGGAATGTTCTGGGTGACATCTGTATCCCGTAAAAAAACGCTGTACACGCTTCGGGCATCGGATGCCTTGGTATGGCTAAATAACAATTCCATTTCGTCCGGTTCTGGAAAAGTTGATGACGATGAAAGCGAAGTATCCAAAAAGCTGCGGGATAAGCTGGAAGGTTATGAGGGAGAAAGCGGTGGTGGCGGCGTTTATCCTTTACATGATATTGTAACGGATATTGTCACATGGACGAATGACATTCTGCAAAATATGATTGCGGAGAAACCGCTCGCTTATGAACCGATCGATTCCATTCCAAATAATAACCCCCAACTCGGAAATTCCTACAGCGGTTATACACTGATGCGAAAATCAGAAGAAGGAGAATCCAGAAATACCCGATACAGTGCTATTGATTATATCTCTGCCCTTGCAAAGCCGGCTTGTTCCTTTGTTTGTATGCGAAATGACCAGTATCAGAACAATGATTCACAAGTGCCTTTTTCTCTTGTCCCATTTGGCTTTTTTAAAGACAAAATCCGTGTTCCGTTTTCTTCCATTGCAAGAGATAGCTGTGATGTGGCATCGTATAACATCTATATTCAAAAGGTCTATTTTAAAACCTATGATGATACTGGATGGACAAATGCAAGGGAATACAAGCCAATGCTGGGAAATGCAGAAATCGACCTGTCCAGCAATTGCTTTTTTGATGGAAGAAGAATGGAAACGGTTTTGAATTATCAAGAAGACTTTCCGGACACAAACGACAAAAACGAATATCCGATTGTGGAAGCAGCAGCAAATTATCTGTTTCACAATGTGCTGCTGAAACCATTTCAGCTAAAATGCTATCTGAAATTTGATGACATGGAACACTTCCCTAAGTTGGGGCAGCGAATTGAAATCGAATATCAGCCCGGGAAATGGGCGGAAAGCACCATTACAAACATGACCTGGAAGTTCCGTGGCGGATGGGAGTTTTCTTGCACCGGAAAAGACACCAGAGTGCTGGCACAGGCCGCAAAGCGGTCGTTGGCATTCAACTCCGAAAATGCATCCAAACGCCATGCGGACATTGTGGCAGCAAGTGCTAAAAAAATTGCTTTAGCGAAAGCAGACGAAGCTTGGAATTATGCTGACAAGAATGTATCAGATATACAAAATTTAGAAGATAACAAAGTTGAAAACGAAGAATTTAAAAACGCAATCAATGCCCTCTGGGATGCTATCAATAACTTGTAAGGGAGATGATACCATGCTAACAGCAAATCAAAAATACATCGACACGGCAAACATCAAGCATCTGCTCAGTGCCGGCGAAAAAAACGCCGATAAAATCCAGATTGCCGTTGACCGATACTACCATCAGACTGATTTATCTGATTGTCTGTTTACGCTGCGAGCTGTCAACAGCGGCGGTGGTCTCGTTATGCAGAACCTGGAAAAAGAAGTCACGGAAAGCCAGATTATCTTAACATGGACGATTACAGAGGACTTTACAGCGGTGTCCGGTCAGCTTTTGCCGGAAATTGTCGGTCAAAAGGACGACACTGTTGTTATCAAATATGAAATGACACCAATGATTGTCCGCAACTCTATTTTAGAGCAGTATAATGGTGGCATTGATGCAATTGACAAAGCCCTGCGTGAGATGCAGTCCATCCTTGCACAAGCAGAGCAGATGATTGCAAAAATGCCAATTATTAAAGGGGGTACATGGTGGCTGTACGATGTCGCTGCAGGTGATTATGTTGACTCTGGGTATCCGGCACAAGGTGAAAAAGGCGATGCAGGCGAACGGGGTGCAGATGGCAGTGATGGAGCAGCCGGAAAATCTGCCTATGAAATTGCCTTACAGAATGGATTTGTTGGCACGGAAACGGACTGGCTAGAATCCTTAAAAGGGCAAAAGGGAGATACCGGAGAGCCGGGAGCGGCTGGGGCAAAAGGCGACCCCGGAGAAAAAGGTGACCAGGGCGAGCCTGGAACACCCGGAGAAAAGGGAGAACGTGGCGAAAAAGGAGAAAAAGGCGACACCGGAACACCCGGCAAGGACGGCGTAAACGGAAAAGACGGAACAAACGGGGTTGACGGGAAAAACGGTGCAGACGGTTACTCCCCAACAGCAACCGTTACAGAAACAGACGCCGGGGCTGTTATCTCTATTACCGATAAAAACGGAACAACGACAGCAACCATCAAAAATGGAACAAGCGGAGAGGCTGCATCTTGGGGCGATTATACACCGGGATGTGAAGAGGGTGAATCAGCGAAATACTGCACCGCAAAGCTGGTTACAGTAACAGGCAAGCAAACATGGCAGGTATTGCCGTCCATCAGCACAGTAACTCATAATGCACTGAATATTGTGCCAGACGGGTTGTTTGTGCTGGACTTGTCACCGGATGTCAATGCACTCAAAACCTCTGCACACACGCATGACAATAAAGATTTTTTAGACGGCATTGAGGCTTACTTAAGCAGCACCTATTCCAAAGTGACTGCGGAGCGAGAGGCAGCGGACAACAGCCTTGCAACCTGTATCAAAACTTTAGAGGATAGCGTTGGCGATATATCCACACTGCTTGCAACGATGGTGGAGGTGTAACATGGCGACAATTGCAGAGCAACTGACAAAATTAAACCAGCTGCGGCAGCAATTTGCCGCAAATCTGGTTACAAAAGGCGTTGCAGCTGATGCAACAGAAAAATTTAACACTCTCGTTCCGAAAGTTTTGGATATTTCCGGCGGTGAATCTCCCACCACAATCGTGTTATATGATGCAACCCATCGGGACAAGGTTTCTTTGCTTTACAACGGTACGATTTACAGCGTGGCGGATTTTACCGCCCAGCATGCCGATTTTTGCAGTGCTAAAAACGATTATGCTTTAAATTATGGGACTGCTATTTTTGGGTGGGATTATAGTTGCTATACATGCTGTACATCACCAATTAGCGTGACAACATCCACACAAATTGCAATCCGTTTTCTTGCCGGCGGCACAGAGGCAGGCGTTTTGCGGCTGGTGCAATCTGACACTGGCACGGCTGCGGACATCCTTGCCAAAGCACAGGCAGAGGGCAGTTATATAGACTTACCTTTACAGTGGCTGTACAGTGCAGACTATATCACAACGCTGACACCGTGCGAGGGCGTAACGGCAGGCACTTATTATTTGGTGTGGGTCGGGCGGAGCAATAACAGCCATCCGCTGATTCAATCTAT